ACGGTGACGATCAAGGTCGGCAGCAGTACGGCGGTCGTTACGGATAACGCCGTAAACGTGACCAGCGGACAAATCACCTTGAAAGGCGCGGTCAAGATCGACGGCACGTTACACGTAACGGGGGACGTCACCGGCGCCGGCTCGATCATCGACGCCACCGGCAACAGCAACCACCACACGCATTAACTCAACCCACGACAGCCCGCCCAGCGCGGGCTTTTTTATGCCTGGAGATAAACACATGGCCAAGACCATCGAAAAGCCTGGCGCCGCTGAACAGGCGCCGATCGAGGCCGCCCAGGAGCGGCTGACCTTTCGCGATCTGATTTTTACGTCGCGCACCGTGATCACTCCCGACACCAAGCGCGCTCTGGCGGTGATCAAGGCCCGGGTAGAGGTGCCGGCGGCCGACGCCGAGGCGGTCGCGGTCCTGAAGTCCAGCAAAGAATTCGAACTGCTGAAGGAGTGATTTAGATGATCGGAATGGATCGCCAAACCGGCCAACCCATTTCCGGCATCCAGCATCTGCGGCAGTCGATTGCGGACATTTTGGGCACGCCCTTGGGCAGCCGCCGGATGCGCCCGGAGTACGGCAGCAAGCTCCGGCTGTTTGTGGATCTGCCCGTCAATGAGGGGTGGAAAAGCGCTGTACAGGCCGAAGTCGCGCGGGCCCTGGATCGCTGGGAGCCACGTTTGAAGCTGGAGCGAGTGCGTGTTGTGGCCGTGATCGGCGGCCGCATCGATCTGCAACTTGCCGGCCGGTACGAAGGGGCCAGCGACATGCTAGAGGTGAGTGTATGAGTGTCTTGGATCTGACGGCGTTGCCCGCGCCGCTTGTGCTGGAGCCGCTGGATGTTGAGGCGATGTATCAGGAATCGCTGAGCGTATTCCGCGACTACATGGGCGACAACTGGAGCGCACCGCTCGAAAGTGAGCCAGTCGTTAAAGTGCTGGAAGTGGGGGCCTATCAGAAGGTGGGTAACCGCGCACGGGTCAACGACGCGGCCAAGGCGTTGCTCTTGGCGCATGCCATCGGTTCCGATCTGGATCACTTGGGTGGCAACGTCAATTGTCCGCGCCTGGTCATTCAAGCCGAGGATCTGCTGGCGGTGCCACCGGTGCCGGAGATCAAGGAGCAGGACGACCCTTACCGCGAACGCATTCAGCTGACCTATGAAGGGTTGACCACGGCGGGGCCGCGTGCCAGCTACATCTTGCACGCGCGCAACGCCTCGGGCCTGGTGGCCGACGCCACGGCGGAAAGCCCGGCGCCGTGTTACGTCACGGTCACGGTGTTGAGTACCGAGGGCAGCGGCCAGGCCAGCCCCGAGCTGTTGGCCACGGTCAAGGCGGCGCTGAATGATGAGGATGTGCGGCCGGTGGGTGATCGCCTGACCGTACAGGGCGCGCAGATTCTCAACTTCAGTATCAACGCTGTTTTGCACATGAGCAGTGTCGGTCCTGAGGCGGACGCCAGTTTGGCCGAGGCGACCAGCCGGCTTGCGGCTTGGATCAATCCACGCAAGCGCTTGGGGGTTGAGGTGGCACGCTCGGCCATCGACGCCCAGCTACACATTGCCGGCGTGTCCCGGGTCGAGTTGCCCGGCTGGGTCGACCTGGCCCCGACCAAAGCGCAGGCGGCGTTCTGTACGGGCTACACCGTGACCATGGCGGGCTGATCATGAACAGCCTACTGCCGGACAACAGCACGCCCCTGGAGCGCGCCCTGGAGGCGGCGTTCTACGAAAAAACGATTGTCCCGCTGCGCACGCTCTACAACGCCGACACCTGCCCGGTGCATTTGCTGCCGCACCTGGCGTGGGCCTGGTCGGTCGATCGCTGGGATTACCGGTGGAGCGAGGCGACCAAACGCGCGGCGATCAGGGCGTCGTATTACATCCATGCCCACAAGGGCACCATCGGCGCCTTACGCCGGGTGGTCGAGCCCTTGGGCTACCTGATCGAAATAGTCGAGTGGTTCAACGCGGTGCCGGAAGGGGTGCCGGGCACCTTCGCGCTCAAGGTCGGCGTGCTGGACACCGGTATCACTGAAGAAATGTATCAGGAGCTGGAACGCCTGATCGACGACGCCAAGCCGGTGACCCGGCACCTGACGAGCTTGGCGATCAGCCTCGAAAGCCAAGGCGTTTTAAACGTCGCGGTCAGTGTGTACGACGGCGACGAAATCGACGTTTTCCCACCGGTTGCGCGTGACATCGAGGTCAGCGGCACCCTCGGTGTGGTTGGCCGCGAACACTCCATAGACACCCTGGACGTTTATTATGATTGATGCGAATTCGCAGTTTTTCGCCACCCTCACGAATGTGGGGATGGCCAAGCAGGCGAACGCCGACGCGCTCGGCATTGCCTGGACGTTTGCCCAAATGGGCGTGGGGGATGCCAACGGCACCGACCCGGTGCCCAACGTCACACAGACCCAACTGATCAATGAGCGCCGGCGTCGGCCGCTGAATCAGGTGAAGATCGACCCGAACAATGCGGCGGTGATCATCGCCGAGCAGGTTATCCCGGCCGATGAGGGCGGGTGGTGGATTCGCGAAATCGGTCTTTACGACGCGGACGGCGATCTGGTGGCGGTGGCCAACTGCGCGCCGAGCTACAAGCCGGTACTGACGCAAGGCTCGGGCCGCACGCAAGTGGTGCGGATGAATTTCATCGTGGCCAGCGCCGGCAACATCACACTGAAGATTGACCCGGCGGTGGTGTTGGCGACCCGCGAATACGTCACCACGCATGTTCAGGAAGAGCTGAGCAAGCTCGACAGCAAGCAATCGGTGCGCGTGGCCACCACGGCCAACATCGTGCTGGCAGGGCTTCAGACGGTCGACGGCGTGGCCGTGGCGGCCGGTGATCGCGTGCTGGTGAAAAACCAGACCGTGGCCAAAGACAATGGCCTTTGGCTGGCGGCGTCGCTGGCGTGGAAGCGCACGGCGGATGCCGACACCAACGCCGAAGTGACTTCGGCCCTGTTGACGTCGGTCGAGCAGGGCGCCACGCAAGCGGACACCCGTTGGCAGTTGGTCACCGATGGGGCGATTGTGGTGGGCACCACGTCGCTGACGTTCCAGAACGTGACGGCCGGCTTTGCCCCGATCAACGCCCCGGCGCTGGTCAATCCCACGGCGAACACGCCGGCGCAATTCGACAATTCGCTACGGCTGGTTACCACGGCGTTCTTGAAGCGCATGGGGCTTGAATATGGCGACTACACCAACTACTCGGCGTCGGCAGTCTTGACCTTTGCGGACATCGGCAAAGTGGCGGCCTTTGCGAGTGGTGGGGCGATGGTGGCGACGCTGCCGGTGGGGGGTGGCACCATTCCGCGCGGGGCGACCGTTACCGTTGTCTGCGGGCTGGGCTCGCTCACGGTTACCTGTGATCCCTCGGAGCAGATTGATGCGATCAACTCCCCTGGCAATATCTCGCTGGCCCTGGGGGATACGGCCTTGTTTATGCGCATTGGTAACCTGTGGCGCTTGATCGGCGGCACGGTCGCGCTCAAATACGCCGGCATCATGTCCGGGCCGAACTGGGTTACACAGCCGCAGTTCTCCAACGACAAATCCTTGGCTACCACCGAATACTTGCGGCGCCAGGGCTTGCAATATTCCAGCTACCTGGCGGTCACGGCCAACACCGTGTTGAGCCTGGCCGAGGTCGGCGGGCTGACCAGCTTTACCAGCGCTTCGCCGGTGGGCTGTACGCTGCCGGCGACCAGTACCATTCCCGCGACGGCGCCGGCGATTATCACCGTCGCGAATGCGGGGGCGGGTTTGGTCACGGTGGTGCCAGGGGCGGGCGACACGCTCAACACGGTGAGCGGCGTGGTTGGCAACATCGTGCTCGGGCTGGGCGACACCGCCGAATTTCTCCGCCTCGGTGGCCAGTGGCGCCTGATTGGCGGCACGATCGCGGTGCGTTATTCCGCCATGTTTGCCGGGTCTAACGCGGCCAGCGGCTACCAGAAGCTGCCCAACGGGCAGCAAGAGTGCCGGGGCACATTCACCGCCAGCCCCACGCCGGGGGCTCCGGTGGCGGTGACGTTCGCGCAAGGTTTCGGGCGGGTTGATGAGCTAATCATCACGCCGATGAATGCCTCGACCACCACCACGTCAGCGTGGGGTGACTCGCCAACCGCCTCGGGCTTTAACGGCCGCTGCAACATTGCGTCGCTGGTTTGCCACTACGTTGCTAAAGGAACCTCGGTATGACGGTATGGGTTAAATGGTCGGATGAAGATCAGGCCTTTGTGTTCGCGGAAGTCGACAACGGCGGCGCTGAAATCAGCCAGGCCGATTACGCGGCGCTGATGCAAGGGCTCAGTGCTGGGATGATCCTAGTGGCCGATGAGCAGGGTGCCCCGATGCTGGCGGCGCCCCCTGAGCCGATGATCTGGGCCAAGTGGATCGAGGAAGACCAGCGCTTCTTGTTTCTGGACAGTGATAACGGCGGCGTAACGATCACCTTGGAAGCGCACCGCGCCTTGCTGGAAGGGCAAGCCGCTGGCCAGCGCATCGTCGCGGATGCGCACGGTTCGCCGCTGTTGGCGGCGCCCCTGGGCGCGACCCTGGCCGAGCAGGAGAGCGCCGAGCGGATCTGGCGAGACTTGCAGCTGTCGTTGTCTGACGGGGTGGTCTCGCGGCACCGCGACGAAGTGGAAAGCGGCCTGGCGACCACCCTCACGGCTGAGCAATACACCGCCTTGCAGGCCTACCGCCGGCAGTTGCGCGACTGGCCGCAAGGCGCGGAGTTTCCCCTGGTGGATCACCG